AGTTTATGGGATTCTTACAATTCTACAGCTAGAGACGGAGGAGCTATTTATATCGATACTTTATTTACATCATCAACTCTTCACGACGATCAAATAACTACGTTGGATGAATTCGTATCTGTTTCTAATGATGCACCTGCGGATAGATGGGTATTAGGAAAAGTAACTTCCAACTTACCAACTCCTGGTTATCTAGGATTCTACGAGGGTGATTTAGTTAAATTAAGAATCGTTGAAGCTAAATTTATTACTAATTCAACTTTACCAACTGGTGTTAGACAACAGGTCAGACTAAGATTAAAACATCCTCTTGTTGGTTCTACAGCAGCTACAACATATGTTGAACCATACGATTTAACAAATAAGAGTAGCGCAGCAGCTTATCAAATTGGTACTCCGGATTATTTTGATAACGATGACGTTTACTTCTCTCCTGATATCCCAGTAGGAACAGATTCTTACTTAGCATACGAAAACTCTTCTATGTATAGAGACTGGGTTACCGGTAATATCGGTGATGGCGATACGGATTGGAAAGACGATTCAGGATCTTTATTACAGTATCTAAAATTTGAGGTTAATGTAGACCGAGATGGATACAACATCCTAGTTTGTAGAGCTTATGGAGATGACACATTCACAACTCCTGAAGCTATAGCAACGTGGGATACAACTTACGTAAGCTCACTTCCGGTTGGAACTAATCTAACAACAGGAGAAAGCTTCAATATAGTATCTACTAAAGGTAATATAAGCGATTATGTTGATATTATAACTCAGTTACAGCCTAACATTATAGAAATAACAACTGCGGTTGCTAATTCTTCAGCAATAAAGGTTGGAGATCTACTAGTATCTACAGACACACAGATCTATGATAATCCATTAACTGAAAATCTTCAGTCAAGATTAACTAGAGTACTGGAAGTTAAAACTGTAGCTTCTGCGACATCTCCTGGGGTTTACACGGTACAGGTTAAAACTGAAAGACCGATTCAACTATACCCTGGAGTAACTACTAGAGTTTGGAAATTTAAAAATATCCAAGAGTTTGTTACTACGTTTAATTTCACTTATTTACCTGGTGCAGACATTAAGGCAGCTTCTATGCCTAATGGAACTGACACAAGAATGAATGCTATCTTAAACGTACTTACTAACACAAACCTTGCTAGAACATTAGCAGACACAGACGTAATTACTTTCAGATACATTATCGATACATTCGATGGAGGTATACAGCCTAACTGTAAATATCAGCTTACTAGACTTGCTAAAAACAGACAAAAATGTTTAGCAATATGTAACCTCCCTTCAATGAAGAAATTCTCAGAGTCAGTAGATCCTAGATTTACTTCGGCTCCTACTGCAACTGATCCAGCACCACTTTTACAAGCTAGATACATTGCAGACGGAGGTAACCTAAGTTTAAATCCTTCATTTACTTTCTCATTACCTGATGAGGATCTTGGAGCTAAATTCTCTGGTTTCTTTGCGCCTTTCTTAACTATTAGAGAGAACAACAAGAACTTGAACGTTCCTCCAGCACCATACGTTTCGAATAACTTTATCCGTAAGTTTATTACAGGAGAACCTTATTCAATAGTGGCAGGTCTTAAGAGAGGTATTATATCAGCTGGTAACTTAGTAGGACTAGAGTATGATTTCGATCTACAAGACAGAGAATACTTAGAGCCATTTGGTATTAACCCAATCATCAGAAAAAGAGGGGTTGGTATTGTTATCTACGGTAACCAAACTAGCTACCAAAGAACAAACTCAGCATTCAACAACTTACACGTTAGAGACCTTCTAATTACTGTTGAAACTGCAATAGAGGATATCCTTTCTAACTACGTTTTCGATTTCAACGAAGATAACGTTAGACTTGAGATCAAGACTTTGGTAGACAACTACTTATCTGGAGTAAGATCTGTTGGAGGAGTTTACAACTACCTTACTATTATGGACTCTTCAAACAATACACCTGCAATCATCGATCAAAACATCGGTATAATCGACGTTATTATCGAGCCTGCAAGAGGTATTCACAAGTTCATCAATAGAATGACAGTTACTAGAACAGGAGGTATATCTTCTGGAGGATTTATACAATTCAGCTAATGATTTTGAGTATAATTCTCTAATGTAAATATATAAAATAAAAACATGGCAGGATTACCACATTATACGAGTTCTAAGGCTTCGGTTAACAAATTCGAACCGATTTTCCTCAACCAGTTTGAGGTTACCATTACTCCGCCAACGGCTATTCCAGTACAAGCTGGAAACCCTGGCGCAGCTAATATATTATTGGAACAAGTTACTAGAGTATCAGGTCTTCAAGTAGATCAAAATGCTGGAGAGATCACACAGCAATACAAATTTGCTAAAAGATACTACTCTGGTGCTGCTCCTCAAAGAACTGGTTTAGATGTTGACATAGAATTTGAAATTAACCTTAACGAGAATAATTCGATGTATGTTTTTAAAACATTACGTCAATGGTCTGATTTAATTTACAATCCTCTTACTGGGGCAATGGGACTTAAGAAAGACTATACAGGTAATATACTCGTTAACGTTTTCAACAAACAAGGAGATATCTTTAGAAAAATAAACCTAAGAGATTGTTTCCCAATGACTCCAATACCAGAAATGGCATTAAACTACACACAAACTTCAATCTACAAATTGAATTTAACTTGGGCAGTTGACTATTTCGACGACGTATTTATATAAAAAAATAAAAAATGGCAGGATTACCACATTTTACAGCATCAAAAGCAGCAGTACAATTATACGAACCGGTATATCTTAACCAGTTTGAGGTTATAATACAGCCTCCAGTTGGTGTTGCTTTAGAACAAGGGAACGGAGGAAGAACTCTTTTAGTAGAAAACGTGCTTTCAGTTTCTGGATTAGCAGTTGATAAAAACCCAGGTATAGCGGAGCAAAGATATAAATTCGCTAGAAGAAGATACGCTGCAGGTGCAGTTGATGATACTGGTGTTAAGGTTAGGATTGAATTTGAAACAAACCTTAACGACAACAATAGCAACTATGTATTTAAGGCATTAAGACAGTGGTCAGATTTAATATACAACCCTCTAACAGGAGCAACTGGTATTAAATCAACTTACGCAGGAGGAACTTATATACTAATTTCTATATTCAATAAACAAGGAGACGTTTTCAGAAGAATTAAATTAGTAAACTGCTTCCCCGTAGATCAGATTAAATCACTGGATTTGGATTATACTAACGGTACAACACCTTATAAGATCCCACTATCTTTTAGAGCGGATTATTTCGAAGACGTTTTTAATTAATTTTATCTTTACCAATATATAAATGGAGGCTCAACAAAGTCTCCATTTTTTGTTTTTGGTTAAAACTTAAAATGTTAAATTAAAATAACATGGACGACGATCGTGAACCAGAAAAGAAGAATAAGAATGGCTTCAGTGTGTTTAGTCTTAGCAACTTTCTTCAATCCCTTCGGATTCGATATCCTTTTTGCAGCAATAATGAGATGGACGAATTCCTACTGGCATACAGTAGCAATTTTTTACTTCCTTTCGGGTGTTTTCTTTGGGCTTTATTTCTTTTTGTCATCAAATAAGAAACTAAAATCAAAAGATTAGTAAAATGAGATATAAGAAAACCTATGACAGATAATATAAATGACGAATTACTAGGTCAGCTTAGCCAAAGAGAAGCTGCTTCTAGATTTGAGTATGATCAAGATCCTGATGTTGCTGGATACGAAATACCAAATTGGATTCAGAATGAAACAATGCCAAAAAATCCAGCTACTCCTAACCAGACTCAACCACAGTCTAATAACTTAGGTAAGGCTAATGTTTCTAGAACACCTCTAGGCATGGAATCAGAATGGAAGAATATACCAGCAGAAAATCTTCCTTCCAAAGGATTTGGATATCCGCCAGGATTCGAAATTGCCATAAAAGCTGCAGAGGTTAGAGAAATAAGACAATTCTCAACAGTTGATGAAAATGATAGGATAGATCTTGACGACAAATTAAATTCTATACTTGCTAAGTGTATGAAGATAAGATGGAACGGCGGATTTCTAGAGTCCTTTGATCTTTGGTACGAGGATAGATTTTACATAATAATGTCAATCCGAGACGTCACTTTCATCAGAGGCGAGAATAAAATATTATTACCAGTAACAAAAAATTGTAAGAGAGAAGACTGCGATGTTCCAGATATGATAGAGCTAAGATCTAATTTATTAGATAGCTTTGTTGTTGACCAAGAAATAC